AAATTGCAAATTCACAGCAGCGGCAAAAGGCGGCTGAATGCCAGCAAGCGCCACGGCATCCGCCAATGTGGCGCCTTGCGGCAAGGTGTGCTGGGATTGGTTGATCAGCACTTGGAGGGGGGTATCAAACATGTTCAAACTTCAATTGGTGAGAGGGAGTGAGATATTTAATTGAATCCAGCGAGATAAATCAGGATTTATTGGGACTGAGCTGGAAATAACAGGACAAGAATTGAAAATAACTTTCGTAGAGCGAAAAAATTGGCCGCGAGGTTTTTTCAAAAGATTTGGGCATAAATCAGATCAAAGACCGTCCATCAAATAGTCGTTGAGCGACTGAATGATCAGGTTTTCCTCCTGTGGGTAAAGTGTACCGTCTGGCCTGATTGGCATGTAAGGGCGTGCCTCAAGCGTCACTTTATTGCCCCTGCCAGTTTTGGCTCCAAACTGGTTGGGGGAAGCATAGATCGGATTTGACCTCACGGTCAGGGCTCCTGATATCACGGAGCGATCGAACTGCCGACTCAACTCCCGGGTAGCGATCAAGGGCTTTTTTGAACTAAGCCGTTGCTGCCCCTTCGCATTCAATGCCCCGCTTTTTGTCCTGTTTGAGCCGACCTTAGCCAAACTATTGGCAAAAGCGCGGAGTGTGGCTAGTGAATTGGGCTTCCAAGCAACGCCATCGGGACCTGTGCTGGTGACAAACCGCCTCTTAGTGCGCTCAATGATGTCGTCTCCAAGCCCCTTCAGAAACGTATTTTGATGCTGGGTGCGGTCAATCAGCTTGGCAAGCTTCTCCTGAACTTCCTTGCTCTCGACTTTGATATCGAATGTCGCCATAATTCTCCCCCGTGGGTGGTAGTTTCCAATAGGAACGGTTGGGGTCAATGACGTCATTATCCGGTTCGAGTCCGGCGCCACCTGCCCTTTTATTTTTTCAACAGCAGCACATACTGCGATCCGCTGTTCAAGTCGACTTCATTCACCACACTTCCGGTTCTCACGAAATTTGAGACCATGCGGTCGCGAACACCATCCAGTCGAACCCGTTCCCCAAAGTTGACCCGCACTACAACTTTTGCCGATTTGCCATCAAGGGGCAGTGCATAGATCAAATTGTTGTTAATCGTGTCAATGTAGGCAGATGCGTTTTCCATCTTCGTTGGCAACTCGCGCCAGAAGTCTGTGGATAGTGCCGTACCGCGATCTGTTTTGCTGTCACGGATGGCGTGCAACAGCTCGGTGTCACGCATCCAGATGGCTGCGTTTTCTAATGTGATGCCACGATCGGACAACAAAGAAACCACCTCAGGTTCAACGGTATGAACCTGCTGAGCAGAATTGGTGGACTTCATGGACTGCGCAGTCCCGTCCACCAGCGTGTGCCATGAATTCAACCTCTCGGACGCCAAAGCTGGTCCGAGCGATTTCCACATGGCTGCACCAATAGGCGCATCGAGATTGATCAACTTGCTGGCGATGAGGTCTGAGAACGATCTTTTGACGCTTGCACCTGGCGCATAGTCAAACCCTTTATCGATCCCAACTGGAGCCCCTGTTTTAGGGTCAATTTGGTCCCATCCTTCAGGTGGTGAACCCATGCCTGCCTGTGCACTGGCAAGCCCATCTTTTTTGCTTACAGAAATAATCCGGCATTCGCAGCCCCATCCATTGGGCGCAAAATGGGTCTTCCAAAATGGGTGGTCATGTAGAAGCGTCAAGCCATTCCACGACAAATGAAGTGGCCGTGGATGAATCACGCTGTCGTTGTGGACATAGCGCCAATATGGACGAAGCCTCAAATAATCTGGCTCAGTCATCTGCTGCCAGCGACCAGCTGCGTAGCTGGTGGCCATGTTGGTTTGATAGATGATCCGGGCACGCCACGCTTCACCTTCTGGCGTGCCCTCACCAGTCCAGCCTGACCATCCATGTTTGGCCACAAGGGACTTGAATGATTTTTGGAATTCACGTTCACCTTTGCCAGATGCAGCAGCTTGAATGACTGCCTGATGAAGATCATTCAAAAGATCAGCCTTTGCTGCTCCAGCCACAATGAAGGCACGGTCATGCGCGCTGCGCTGAATGTCATCCCATCGGTCTGTAGGCAATTGCAGCTTATTGCGCAAAAAATTAATCTGCAGTTCAAACGGTGTTCCAAAGCCAACATTGAGCTCTGCGGTATTGCTTGGCATTTTTAGCAATCCCTTTTACGAACCAGACCCAGACTGTGCGTCGACCATCCCCTTGAGCTCAGCCAATGCAAATGCAGCAGCCATGATTTTTTCAAGATCAGCACTGTCAAGACTTGCGTAGGCTTTAACGAGCTCTTGCTGCACTTGCAGAAAAGAGTCCGAACGATTCACAAGCGCCTGAATTGAACCGATCATGGAGTCCAGCGATGGCTTGGTTGCCTCCATCAACAAATCGGTTTGCGATTTTGTTGGATCGGTGGCTGTCGATGAATCAGCAAAGCTGGCAAATGTTGCCGCAGGAACTGGCGCAACTTGGGCAGTATCAGGGGCCAAGTCGCCCTCGATGTAACCATAGGATCGCTGCCAGTACGCGTTTGTAAATCGTGCACCAGCCTCATAGTTGCTCTTGTCCCGATCGGCTTGCAATTTGTCACGAGATTGCTGATCCCACATGCTAAATACGGGAGGTGCAGACGATGCCCAATTTGCTTCGCAAATCCATCGAATCAGCTGATTGATTGTTGCCGCCACAATCTCTGCATCACCGTCGCGCAAATCTTTGGTGACCTCAAGTCCAGCAGAGGCGCTAGCCCGGTTGGCCGATGATTCAGTTGTTTGATTTTGACCAAGCAAGGCGATGGAGATTTCACTGCGGCAATGCAAAACCAGTTTTTCATATAGGTCGGCACTTGCAGCCTTTCCTGCCATTTCCTTGATCTCAATGCTGCCATCATCAGGTATGACTGCGGAGCCATCTTGTATCAATGCGTCAAGGCTATCAAGCAACTCGGCACGTTCCTGATCTGTTGCTGCTCTTGGCAACTTGCCAACAGGCCAAGCACTGCCAAATTTTTCTGTGAATGACAGCCAAAATTTCAGTCCACCTTTTTTGAAAGCCAATGGCCAAAAGCACATGCTCAGGTCAGGAAAACCGTATGGGTTTTTGTAGGTTGGGTCTTGTCTTGGGAGAAGGAACTTACGCTCAGGCAGTAGTTCGCCAAAAACGGGGTTTTGACGGGTCTTGAATCTGAGGTTGTTTTCCGGGTCAAAACAAAACCACTCAGGGGGTTTGGCAACCACATCATCAGGGACAAGAACACCGCCAACATATTTCCACATTACCTCCATTGGCTGATAGCCATAAAGGGTTGCCTCAAGAATTTGACCAATGATTCGTTCAAGATCGAGGTCATCCAAAATAGACTGAATGGATTTCGAAGTGCGACTTGCAGCCTGCCCACGGTCAATACCCCACTCAAGCGATTTCACGGCGCTCTTACGGCGACGAATGCTCCCGCCAACAAGCGCGTCTGTGCGCAAATCGCGGTACACCTCAATGTCTCTGCCCTGCGCTTTGAGAATCGGGTCGGGATTAGGCAACAGCAGACCAAATGCGGTGAAATCTAAGCTACGTGCACGAGTTGCAAAGTGGTCAGAGAGGAGGGCTTTAATTGACATGTTCGTAACCGATTAAGTTGATGCCACCAACACGCTTTGAGCGTGATCGTGGCCGTGTAAGAGCCTTCACGGGGCCCTTGGTCATCTCTCGACTGGCGAAGTACGCCAAAGCCAAAGCGACAGCTGCATCGCCATGTCGCTTGGCAACATCTTCCCTTCCGTCAGATGAGCTTTTTTCGCTGGTGCGTGTATCCGGTATCCGTGGCACACCTTTAATGACTTGAACCAAGCGAAGGTCACCTAAGAAGTCTTCATCCTTGGGAAGCTTGTCCAAATTTCCATCTTCCAATGCGGCTTTGACAGGTGGCATGTGCTCCCGGTACCAGCCTTCAGTCAACATCACCTGTTGAATGCGGCTGGGCCCATAGCGTTGCATAGCAAACTCAGCCAGAAACTGCCCGTTACCACGTGCGTCAAATGCGCCACCAATGAAGTTTGGCAATCTGTCTAACAAATAGAAAGCCACTTGCTCTTGCTGCCTGAAAGGAACATTGCGCAGCTCAATCACAAACGGCACTCGTCGCACCAAGTTCTTTTCTTGGATCAGCGGGATATGCACCGTCAAGTCGCCAGAGCGTCCAAAGTCTTCACCGTTGAAACTTTTTGCATCCGCTGGCAACACCTCCAGTCGTGGCGCCAGGTGCTCTTGAAGCCAATCCTGACACTCCGCTTTTCTGATGTGCTCAGGCAGCAGCTCAAAACCTTGTTTGCACTCCCAGCGCAACACGGGCGTATCGCTGGACATGCGAGATTCGATCAGTGCACGAGACAACCACGCGCCACTCGAATTGGATGGAATGCAGTCAAGCTCTTCCTGTGCGCCAACACCATAGAACGAATAAACGCTTTGAATCCAAGCAAGTTCTTCTTCTTGCTTCCATTCTTTGCCTAAACGCAAACAAACGCGACGATAAAGACCATCAGCAACAGCTTCTTGAAAAGTGACCCGATGCACAGATCCACTGCGTTTTTCAGCGCGAATGTCGGTGATCAATTCATTGAACGGGTTTTCTGTCCCATCGTGCGTGCTGATGATGCGAACCTTCCCGCCCCAAATCAACATGGCCATCGCCGCCTTGAGCAGTTCGGACAGCTTGTCATGGAACGCCGCCTCATCAATCACAATGACGCCTTGGCGACCGCGCAAGTTAGAGGGGCGGCTGGTCAGGGCAACGATCCTGAAACCAGAATCCGGGAAACGAATGGTGAAGGTCTTGATGTGTTTGTCTTCATCCTCTCCATCCCAAAAACCATCTTCGACTTCGCTGGCCGCGTAGTTATACACACGAGCCCACATTGCTGCGGCTTGAATGTATTCAATCGTCATGTCTTGGTTGTAGGCGATGTAGTAAACGTTTTGCCCACCCACATTTCGATTGGATGCTGCAATCAAAACATCATCAGCGGCTTCGGCCCATGTGATACCAGTACGTCGAGATTTCTCAAAAACCTTGAATGGCGATGGATCAGCAACCCATCTTTGCTGGTATCCCATCAACACAGCAGGCGCACTTACCTGCGCGGTGTTTGGTACTTTGGCCGGAACTTTTGTCATGACGCGATGCCAAGAATTTCTCGACGAAGCTGATCAACTGTCTCAGCAGACAAGCCGCCTTTTTTGGCGATCTTTTCCACGTTTGCAGCTGCTGCCTGCGCGCGCTCTTTGACCTCAGATTGGAATTTCTTAAGGTTGACGCTGCTGCGCGTGAGAGTGGCAATGTTTTTGGCAGCAGCGCTAAGCATGCCAATGCGATCGCCAGCATCAACATCTTCATCACTGGCTTCTTGCAGGGAAATGATGGCGTCAAACAACTCGGTCTGAACCAGCGCGGTCAAAGCCTCGCTGCGTGCATCTTCATCGTCGCCAGCTTGGGCGCGAATAATCTTGGCTGCTTCGGTGCTGGCCCTGATAGCCGTTAAACGACGCTCAAGCTTTTGGCCATACCGATGCATGGCTGAGCGGCTTGGCAGATCACCTGCAATTTCATGTCCGGGAAATTGATTCCGCAAATCTGAAATCAGCTCATCTAGTGTCATTGAGCCCTCTGCGATCCTGCCCTCAATATAGGACTTGACCTCAGAAGGTAAACGAGAAAGTTTGGATTTGCGCCCCATGCTTATGTCCCAGCAGATGGACGTGCAATGCCGGGCTCGCAATCCACGGTGTACTCAACCATGTCAATGCCAAATCGCTCCAGCTTGGCACGAACCTGTCCAAGTGGATCGGTGCGAAGAGAAATCAGTTCGCGACTCTCTAAATAGTCAAGCTCACGGCGAACTTCCATTTCAGTCACGTCAGGATAAGTCGCTGAAATGACGCCACGCATCATGCGAATCGTTGCATCGCTTGGGCGCGCAATATTCATGGTCAACAACAACAGCCAGCGCATCGTCTCGCGTCGAGCGCGCTGCGCGACCAGGTGCATTTCTTCTTCTTTCATAGATTCCGTCCCTCTTTCAAGAGCAAGTTTTCAAACCGTAGTGCAATTGCATCCAGCTTGGTCATGATGGTGGCAACTGCTTGCACGTAGTCTTCTCTGCGCACGTAGTGCAATGGAAGATCTGCCTTGAGGTTGAGCAGCTCACGCTCTACCCGCTGCCACTGGCCTGCATCCGTCTTGATGGCCTCATCCAAGGTATTGAGTCGATCTGAAAGTTGAATGTGCTGAGCAGCTCTGGTTGTTTCTAGTGAAGTGAAGCGTTCATCCAAATGCCGCTGCATTTGTCCAAGCAGAAGTTTCCCAACGGCACCGCATGCGCCAAAAAAAGCAAGCAGCAACAAAATCAGGTGCCAAAGTTCAATCGTCATTTTTTTCTCTTGTGGTTGGTTGATTCGTGTGCCATGCAATCAAGGCGCTGAGCCGTGCGCGACATTGCCCGTATTGAGCTCCTGCCTCTGTGATCCAGATGGCGATGTCGGTATCGGTGGCAATGGCCCCATTGGCTGCAGAAGTTCGATTGGGGGCTTCAGGTAAATCACTGACGTTGATTTCTGTGGCGTTGTTGAGCACCCGCAAAGCAGGCTCGTCAAGGCAAGCGCGGTTATGAGTGACTTCGGTGAGGGCATTGCGTTTTTCCTTTTTTAAGACCTCAATTTCCTGAGTCTTCTTTGTCAGAACCAGATAGAGGTCATCACCATTTTTTTTTGCAACTTGCAGCGCCTCAAGCGTGCTGGAGAGCGTCTCAATTTGTTCTTTTTGATGGTCGGCCTTGAGCTGTGAAATTTCAGCTTTGAGTGGGTAGTGACCAAGTGACCACCCCAAAGTTGCCCCAAGCAAAAGGGAGCTCAGCGCTGATGCAAAAAGCGCAATGAATTCACGATTCATACGCTGGGCCCCCATGTTGCGTAAATTGGTTGCAACTCAATCAAGATGCGTTTTGGATAAGCTCTGTTTTCTTGCCAATTGACAGCGGCGCGTCCTGCGTTGACAAGCTCGACCGACCCAAACCACACCAGCGGATCAAGCCCCTTACTTGATGCCAGTTTTTTATCGCGCTGAATCCATCCAAGGCCACCGTTGTATGCAGAAAGCATGAAGGCATGTTGGTTGCGTGAATCTCTGGCTTTGATGCGGTCAAACAGCCAGCGGTCATATCCCACCAATGCACGAATTGCCCACACGGGATTTGTCGGTTGGCAATCTTGCTTTGCAAGACCATTGAGCTCACACCACCACGATGCTGTACCTGGCATGAATTGAGCCATGCCAATCGCACCCACGCGACTGACTGCATTGCTATTCCAGCGACTCTCTTGATGCAGTTGTGCGGCCAGTGCTGCGATGGGCGCATCGAGACCCCACTGCGCATGCGCAGCGCGCGTTAAATCTGCACGCCATCGATTTGCAGCAGATGGAATTTGCGCGAAGGAATTTGCAGCAAAAAACACCACAAAGAAGATTGAAGCGATGAACTTCATGCATCCACCTTGATGAAGTGGCCTGATTCGCATCCACTTGTGATGTTGGGGCATTCCCCGCAATCAACACGGGATTTCTGCTCATCCGTCAGCAGATTGCGTTGTTTGCTATTGCGCTGCTTTTCTCTCACATTTGCTATGTGTAGAACGTCTGCCAAGCACTCTGCGCTGTCGGCCAGTTCTTGCGCCACTTTTGTTCCGTCTGGCGTGTCATAGGTCGCAGTGAGCGGGTTGTATTTCACCCATTGGTCATGTCCGATTTTGATGCTCATGGACTTTCCTTAGTGCCGTGGGCAGCTTCGTCGATTAGGTCAAAGTAACGCTGTGCATCAGTGAATCGGCCAGTTTGACGGTCAATAACCGTGTTGTCTCGGCGTTTTTCAAGTCCAAGGTGCTTTTGAATGAGTGCATACTTCTCCTCATTCGTCAGCGGCTTGCGTTCCTTGCTGTTGCACAAAGCTTCGATAGCTCGGCCAAACTGGATAAATTCTTTGACATATGTTGGGAACAGTTGGGCTGGCATCTGATCCAATATCTGTTCATTAGTCAGCGATCTCATATCAAGCTCCCAATCCCATCGCCAACATGGCACAGCCAACAATGACTGCGCGTCGAATCATGCTGGCTGCCAGTGCAGCCGCAGCAATGGCACTCTCATAACTTTGGTATTTGTGCACATTTACCAGCCACATGAAAAAATCGGGTCTTGCATAGGGAAAGAGACTTCGATCTAGCCAATAGCCCACCACTGCGGCAAGCGATACAAGACTGAGCTTGTAAAGGCTGACGGGTAATTGCTGGGGGGCCAAGAGCCCAACCAAAAAGAGCAGGGCGATCGTGATAATGAGCCAGCCACTCAGCCGGGGCAAACGTTGGAGTAGGGTGTGTTCAGTCATACGCAGCATGGTGCCGCGCGCGCGCGATCTAATCTAAATAAAGCGTTTTAAAAAAGATCGCGTATGTAGAATGAGGCCACAATCCTTTTGCAGCGTCATTAAGTTGGCTCTCGCTCAAGGCAAAAAGGCCATCGGAAGTGAACTGCACCCCAAAAGTTGGACACATGTCCAACGAAGTAAGGTGCAGTTTTTATGTCCAAATATTCAAAGGAATTTAAGCTCAAGGTGAGGTATTACAACCACGACAGGATCAAGGAAAAACTAAAGGGACTGAGTCCTGTGCAATACAGGATTCAGTCCCTTAAAGTAGCCTAGTTAAACCGTCCAACTATTGGGGGTCAGTTCAAAGATGGCCTTTTTTTATAGGGATTTCTTATGGAACTTTTATAAAAATTGTCCTTTGAACGGTTCCGTCTTGAAATGTTTCATCAAATGCCTGCCATTCATCGCAACCTCTAACGGCAACTTGAGTGCTCACATCGTCCACTTTAACTCCTGATTTAATCTTCCCCTGCATCCAATCAATAAAGTCATCAATGACGACGCCATAATTCTTTATCCTATAGATTTTTTGGTTTGTTTTTATATTTTGAGGTGATGTGTCTTCTTCGTACTCGATTTCTTGATAAGGCATTTTTGTCTCCTGTTGTTGATGAGTTTTTTAATTTTGAGTCCCATGCGGAATAAGATCCCCACCGCATTTGATTGAAGGACATGGAAGTTTTGGGAAGTGCAGTAGCGCATCTCGAAGAGGCATAACTTGCCCATTAAATTTCATGCATTCTGTATCAACGGATGGGTGATCGCTATCACAACGAAATTGGCAGTTAGGTTTGATTTTTAAGTAGGCAGGGTTATTCAGACAATCTAAACGGTCATTTCGTATTTTTTGTCGATGAATGATGGCGCCAATCCTACTTACAATCCAAGCCGCAATCTGTGTCCTATTGCTGCGAAGTAAATCGTGCAATACACGCATCCTGATTTCTTCAAGTCCATCATGCAAATCCGCTGAATTGGCATTTTCTTCTAGCCATTCACACAAATCTTTTATGGTGCTTCTCTTGGGTGGCTTCCCACCAAAACGAATCACCAATGAATTCAATTCGTTTTTATTCGCACGACTCATCAGATCAATTTTGGTCATCGCTTTGACTTCTGTGCGAACTGTATTAAGGCTGTTTTCGTCGTATTGATCAGCCTGTTTCTCCCATGCCCTGTGATGCCAATTCAGATGAGATAAAGAATCTCTTAGCATGCGACCAGTTTTTTGTGGGTCATTAACTGCATTAAGTATCGGTACTCGAAATGACTCTAGCAAAACATGATCAAGTGCTTTGTCGTCTTGGTCTACAAGATCATTCATTACTTGCCAGTACGCGTTCACTTTCTGTGATTCTTCAAAATTAGCTTGGTTGGGTGTTTGAGTTGAAGTTGAAATCAATCTTCGATGCGGTGAAGCGTTATACCTAGCAATTTCGTGTTCATCAATTAATGGTTTTTCCTTGAACTCATCTTGTTGGTATGAACGGGCTTTGCCTAAAAAAATAACAAGCCAAATTACAAACCCCAGAAGAAGCAAAACCACGATGAAAAACCAAAAGATGAATGTGACCATATGTGTATTTCATTTTGATTGGTGATTGCTATTCTGAGCTGAGATTAGCTGAGCCTTCAATGAAGTGTTTTGCATCGTCATCACACACCCGATAGTCATCCAGCAGGGCGAGCTCTTGTGGTGGCAGTGATCGCTCTGTGCGTTGTCCCGTCATTTTGCATGAGGTTGCTCCCTGATGACCAGAGGCTGACAATTTTGATTAGTTTTCTTTGAGGTCAGGCCGCTTTGGATTGCGAGCCGAGACGAGCTGCGCCCTCAATGACGCGTTTTCCATCGTCATCGCAGGCCCGGTAGTTATCGATTAACGCTCGCTCGCGTGGAGGCAAGGCCTGAGCCTCATCCACTGGCGCACTTCGTTGACCCGTCAGTATGTAAAGAACATCTGCACCAACGGCAGAAATGGCTGTTAAGTAGTCCATATCAGGCTTCCTTGTGCCTGATTCGTACATGTGCTGAGCCTGCTTGCGCACTCCACCTATTTCGCCCAATTCGGCTTGTGTCATGCCCAGACGCTCGCGCTCCTCACGCAATCGGTCGTGATTACCCATTTGAATTACTCAAGTAATGCTTGCAGATACGCAAATGCGTATTCATAATCACACCTACCAAATCCAAACCAAACCTAAACACACCACCTAAGGCAAAAAAATGAACCAAGACAAATCCCTTGCAGTTACCGCCCTTGAGACCCTCGCTCTTGAAACCCTCAACGAGGCGATCAAGGACGGAGCTGAGTTTCCTGATGCATGTCACCAGGTAGCCAACCAGTACTGCGTAGATCAAAAGCAACTGGAAGAAGCCTACGACGCGCAGTTTCATGCGATAGCTGAACAAGCCTGCCCTACTGCTCAAGAGACAAAGTCAAACGGCACACAGGTTTTGCCCCTTTTGCGTAATCAAAGTGGCGAGCTATGCATACGAACTGGTGTTCAACCATGTCAGGCGCAAAGCGAAGACGCACCGTGTCCCCAATGCAAAAACCTCCCACGGGGACATCAAAGTGGACAACCCCCTCGTAGCCACGAACTAGCACCTCAGCCGTTGGGCTGAATACGACTTCATATTGTTCCATTTCAAGCCTCCTATTAGCTTTTATTTGCTCACACCAAACAACACTGATTTTCCCATGAAAAAACTTCGTACTCATATTGAGGCACGTGCTTGGCTGGATTACCAAGGCATCTCGATCAGCCAGTGGGCCCGAGAGAACAAGGTTCATCACAGCTTGGTGCGGGAAATCTTGGCGGGGCGCAAAAAGTGCTCTCGCGGCATAAGCCACAACATTGCCATCTTGCTTGGCATGAAGGCAGGCGTTCTGACCACGCGCCCCGGTCGCATCAGTCCAAGTCGACGCGGTCGCAAAACCAACTCGGCTCATGTAGGAGCAATGGCATGAATAAGACATCTTGCTTGTCCAAATGTGATGTTGATGAGACAGGTCTTTGTACCGATCAAAACGTGCTTGCTGAGCTAGATCGAATGATTGAGGTATCACGTAGAAAAAATGGCAAGCTGCTGCTTACTTGCCAGCAGGCGTACCAAATTCTTTGCGCTTCAACAAAATGTCATAGAGCACCTTGCGAGGTCGCAAAAGCTCAAGCGTCTGATCAAAGTCAGGATGCTGACCATCCAATTTTTCAATCTGGTCAAACTGGCGAGACGCCTCTCCCCACGTTTTTGCCAGAGTGCGCGAAATGCCCTCATCTGCTTTCCATATATGGGGCAACACCTCGGCCAGAGCCAACAACAAGCCATTGCAAAAGTCATCCAACTCATCTAGTTCACGCTGAATTGGCTCAAGGCGTTTTTGCAACGCGGACTCAACGCGCTCGTCAATTGTGGCGAGCATTTGCCAAATTTCTTCGGGGGTTTGGTTCATGACTTTTCTTCTCCAAGATTTGTTGCAGTTGCCACTACTTTGCCAGATGCGCAGCAACTTTTCTATGCGCACAAACGGTATTTGTTTGGAATCGCAAATCACGATGGCCGGGAGGCCTTTCCAATGAGCCGCCGCAATTGGAAACGGGTGCGCCCCAACAGCTTGACCGAAGCGCTGCGTCTGTGCAAAGAGTTCGCGCAGGCCAAGGCCAATATGTCGATTGAGCGCATTGCGGATCGCATGGGCGTGACGCACGACAGCCTCTACAAGTGGCTGGCTACAGGTCGACTGCCAGCCATCTTGATTCCAACGTATGAGCATGCATGCGGCTGTCACTTTGTGAGCGAGTGGCTGGCTGCAAGCGCAGGCCGATTGGTCATTGATATGCCCAAGGGCCGAACCGTGAGCCAGTCCGAGCTGGTGGAGCTCAACAGTGGATTTGCAGCAGCCCTGCAATTGCTCACCAACTTTTATGCCAGCGAAGGCAAGGCCGACCCGATTGAAACGCTGGATGCGTTGACCACTCATTTGCAGCAGGTGGCATGGCACCACGCCAATGTTCATGTGCATGCAACGCCTGAATTGGAGTTTGACGCATGACCAATACAAAGACCGATTACACGAACTCAGCGCAGCAACGCTTGATCAAGGTGATCTTGGCATTGTTTGGTGATGTGGTGCATGGCCTCTCACCTGGTGCGATTGCCAAAAGTGTCGGATGTAGCTCACCCATGGTGACGCGCGATCTGGACAACTTGGCCAGTGCAGGCATCGCCCAGCGTGATGAGGCCACGGGCCTGTGGCGCTTGACGCCACGACTGCCCCAGCAAGCCATCAAGGTGTGGACCGCAATTGATCGCGCTGAGCAGCGCCTTGCAGAGTCACGCCAGAGATTTTCCCGTAACCCAGATTAACCAACCCAAGGAGTTTTGAAATGAGTAAGGCAGGAAGAAAACCAAACCAAACGACCGCTGTGGATCTTGTGGATCCATCGCTTGATCAGGATCGTATTGGTGATGCCATGGAGGCCATGCGTGCAAATGGTGCAACTGAACAACAAGTGCATGAGGCTGGTATTTTTGATCTTGGGCGTCAGGTTGGAGCGATCCAAATGGCGCGCATGCAACGTGATTTTTGCGCCGTGGCGCAAATCCGATTATTCGAAGAGGCGAAAAAGTCTAATAAATTCAAAGAGTTATCGATTCAGACACCAGATGGAAAGTGCGCCACGGCGCAAAATTTCGAAGATTTCTGCAAGCTGGTGTTTGGAACTGGATACAGGGCAATGGCCGAAGAATCTCAGAACCTTGAGATGCTTGGGCAAGCATCCTTTGAATCGGCCAAACGAATTGGCCTGAATCGCCGCGAGATTCGGATGATCCGCGCACTGCCCCAAGAGCAGCGCGCAATTGTTGACGACGCCCTCAAGTCAGAAAGCCGAGCCGAAGTGGTCGCGGCCATTGAGGACTTGGCATCGCAGCTCTCCAAAGCGCAAAGCGACACAGAAGAGGCTCTGGCCGAGCTTGAAGCGGAACGTGAGCTCTCGGGCAAGAAGACGCAAAAAATCGAACAGCTCAAGCGCGACAAGGTCCGCATCAATAAATTGCCACCTGAAGATGCGTTGATTGAATTGCGCAAAGAGGCAACCGCCATTGCCCTCGACTCAGAAGCCTCCATTCTTGGTGGGCTGCGCCAAGCCTTCATTGTCTTGAGCGAACACGAGGGTGAAGACAACACCATTTTCATGGCGGGTCTTGCTGGTCAGGTCCAGCGCAGGCTCAATGAGTTGCGCGAAGAGTTCGAACTGCCTGACTTGAGCAATGCGGACGATGTGGAGCTTGCGAAACAGGTAGCGCAATGGGCCACTGGCGAAGTCAAGAGCGCCAAGGGTGGCAAAGGGTCCAAAGGCTAAAGCGTACTGGCCTGATTACATAGACCCACTATGCCTTTCAAAAACCCCGTCATGGTTCAACGCTTGATGCGAGTTGCACAGGATGCAGCTGCCGCACCAAGCGGTGGCAAGCAGGCAATTTATGCCGCTGCGTGCCAAGAGCTCGACATGAGCCTTGCAACCTTGCATAGACATTTGAAAAAAATCACTGTGAAACCAGAACGTAAAAAACGAAGTGATGCCGGGCGCGTTTGGTTGACTCGCAATGAAGCCGTTGCTATCAGCGCGGTCTTGATGGAGAGTCATCGCAAAAACAAAAAACGTTTGATGGCGATTGGTCAAGCAGTTCAGCTTTTGCGCGCCAACGACAAGGTTCGTGCAGAGCGCGTTGACGCCATCACGGGCGAGTGCGTTCCACTCTCAGATAGCGCCATTGCAAGATCGCTCAAGCAGTATGGTTTGCATCCTGATCAACTCAATCAACCCACGCCATCGGTGCAGCTCAAAAGCCTGCATCCCAATCATGTGTGGCAAATCGACGCTTCCATTTGTGTGTTGTATTACCTCAAGAAAAGCGTCAATGACACAGGTGGCTTGCGCGTGATGGAGCGTGAGGCTTTCAACAAAAACAAACCCAAAAATCTCAAACGCATTGAGTCCGATCGCGTTTGGTCTTACGAGGTGACCGATCATTATTCGGGCGCGATCTTTGTCCACTATGTGTACGGCTCGGAAGACAGCGCCAATTTGATCGAGAGCTTCATCGAAGCAATTCAAAAGCGTCCCGATGACCCCATGCACGGGGTGCCGTTTCATTTGATGATGGACATGGGCTCGGCCATGACCAGTGGCATGTTCAAGAATTTGGCCCGTCGACTGCAGGTCAATCTGATCGCTCACTCGCCCGGCAATGCGCGTGCCACAGGTCAGGTGGAAAAAGCGCGTGACTTGATTGAAAAGAGTTTTGAATCAGGTCTGAAATTCAAGCCCATCAAAGACTTGGCCGAGTTGAATGCGCAGGCGCAGTGCTGGTCTCGTTGGTACAACGCCACCCAAATTCATTCGCGTCATGGCAGAAGTCGTTTTGACCAGTGGATGAAGATCACTGCGGAACAGTTGCGCATTGCACCCGATGTGCAAATGTGTCAGGCGCTGGTGAGCCACAACCCCGAAAGCCGCAAAGTCACCACCGAGCTGACGGTCAGCTTTAAAGGCCAAAGCTATGACGTGCGCGATGTGCCCAATGTGATGATTGGCGAGTCATTGCAGGTCTCCATCAACCCTTATGCCGAAGAAACCGCGTTGGTGATTTACGCCGACGCTGAAGGCAACGAGGTGTTGCACAGCGTGCCCCTGATCAAGAAAGATGAGGGAGGTTTCCGTGAGGATGCCAACATCATCAATGAAGACTACAAGCGCCCCAAGAACACGGTGCTGGAAAGTAACCGCGATGAAGTGCGTCGCTTTGCCATGCAGGCCTCAACCAATGAAGAGGCGCAAGCCAAGGCTAAGGCCAATGTCACGCCATTTGGTGGCCAGCTCGATCCATTCAAGGTGATTGAGCAAGCGCCTGAGCGAACGTATTTGCCCAAACGCGGCATTGCATTGCCATCTTCCACTACGACAAGCCAAACGGCCACGCCAGTGCGGGTGCTTAGTTTGTTTGAGATTGCTGCAGAGCTGGTGCGCCGTGGCATGAACATGAGTCGTGAGCGCAATGACCAGATTCGTTCTTGGTATCCGGATGGCGTTCCAGAAGATCAGATTGACGCGCTGCGCGCTCGTTTAGAGGTGCGCGGGAATTTGCGAGTCGTCGCTGCAGGTGGCGCGTGATGATTATTTTTAACCACAACCAAAGGAGCGTATTGATGGACAACGAAAAAACTGACCAACCAAAGCAGATCGCCCAAGGATGGCGCAAGCGCCAAATTTTGGCGAGAAAAAAACCTCTTGCTCGGAGTGGCGCATGAGCATCGCCCAAACATTACCTGCGTTGGGATTGAGTCAAAGGAGCTTGGCGCGCTCTGTTGGACTAAGTCTCGCCACGCTGCAACGAATCATTATTCATGGCAAGTGGCCAGCTCGTGGTGCAACTCAAATTCGTCAACGCTTGGAGTCCTATTTGCGTGAGCAAGGCGCAACGTCCAACCAATTGCTGGCACTTTTTGTGCCGCAGAAAGAAGTTGGCCCCGATGAGCAGCAACTCACCGAGGCCGTCCCCGCCCTAGTGGCAAATCCAAACCTGAAACCAGAACCGGAGGAATTTATGTTACTTCAAAACCAATCTTTGACACAAGAAGCCCGTCAGCACTTCAATTTGCCACGCAATCCCTTTGTGGACGATGTGCAGTCTTCGGACGATGTTTTTCAGACATCCAATGTGCGCTACGTCCGTGCCGCATTGATGGATTGCGCCAACCACCATGGTTTCATGGCCGTGATTGGTGAATCAGGCGCAGGCAAGACCACGCTGGCCGAAGACTTGGAAGAGCGCATCAAGGCCGAAGGGCGAGACGTTTTGGTGGTGCGCCCTTATGTGCTGGCGATGGAGCAAAACGACCAGACGGGCAAAACGCTCAAGAGCAGCCATATTGCCGAATCGCTGTCGATCGCACTTGACCCCCAGCTCAAGGTTAAAAGCAGCCCCGAGGCGCGTTTTCGCCAAATGCACGAGCTGCTCAAGTCCAGCCGAAAAATGGGGCGTCGCCATTTGCTGGTGATTGAAGAGGCGCATTGCTTGCCCACGGCAACGCTCAAGCACCTCAAGCGATTCCTGGAGCTCAAAGACGGAATGCAGCGACTGTTGGGCATTGCCCTGATCGCCCAGCCTGAATTGCGCGACCGACTTGGCTCTCAAAACGCCGAGGTGCGTGAGGTGATGCAGCGTTGCGAATTTGTTGAGCTGGCCCCGCTGGACGATGAGCTTCAAAACTACCTGCGCCACAAGTTCAGCCGATTCGACCTGAAGTATGAGGATGTGTTTGCACCTGATGCAGCAGATGCCATGCGTGCGCGGTTGATCCACATGCCTCGTGGCGGTAAGGCCAGTGATGCCAAGAGTGTTTGTTACCCACTAGTGGTCAACAACTTGGTGTGCCGCGCCATGAATGCCGCTGCGCGTGCAGGCTGGCCTCAGGTGGACGCGCAGGTCATTGCTGGTTGCTAAGGGGCATCACATGCGTACATACCAAATCACCATAACGATGCCTGATGGCCAACAAAGCAAGCACACCGGGATTTTTGAATGTGGCGTCGATGCAGCCATCGATGCCATGGAAAAGTTCCCGCAAGCAAGGCGCATTAGCGCAAGGAGGATCCCATGAGCCGATCGGTCTCTCAGTTTTCACGGCAACTTCAATTTGCACCTGGTGTGATTGAGGCGTATCGCAGACCCATCTCCAAATCTCAGGTGCGTGCCATTGTTTTGGTTGTGCTGATTGCAAGCTTTGCGCTTTGGAGATTGTCATGATGGCCGTTCATGCGACAAGCGCCAAACGACGCGCCCGTCATGTCGCTGTTTTGCTGGGGCCCGGACTATCCGTTCAGGCACAAAGCATCTGGATGCTGCTGCGTGACAAGGGTGGTTATTGGAATGCAGCTGATGTTGCGCGGCACTTTGAGATGTCACGCATGGACCGGATTGCCATTGCACAGTGGCTGCGCCTTTTGGCTGAGCGCGGTTACGTCAAACGTCAAGAGTCATCTGATGAAAAGAACTTTTGCTATGGCGTCACCACACGCTGCAAAGTGCCAGACGGTCTGACGATGGAGCTGTCCTCATGATCATTCAATTTCCCATGCTCACCAATCCAGAAGCCATTCAGACGGAGTCCGAGTTAAGGCAAGAGCTGACCCGTGTGAACCAGCTCCTGTTTCAAAACTTCGGTCAATTGGCAACGCTGACTGGCCTGTGCAAAGACCTGAGTGACCACCTTGAGGCATTGACTCGGATGCACATGGCTGGAAATACAGATCAGATCACAACGATGCTGGATGCATTTGCCGATCGTCGACGCACATTTGAATCCGCAAAACACTGACCCATGAAAGGAATCAATATGTCAGAAGTTCAAGAGCAGTCCATTCCAAAGGGCTATATGAAAAACGCCAATGGCGCTTTGGTGCCAGATGCCAAGGTCAAGCCGATTGACAAGATCCGGCAAGAGGTTGTGACGTCCTTGTGCGAAGAAGCAAAGAAGCTGGCGGCGCAAATGGTGGGTTACAAGCTGACCTCGATGAGCGCGCTGGAGGAATTTGTGAATCGCTCGCTCTCTGACTATGACGTGACGGTGGGCGGCAAAAAAGGCAACGTCACGCTGGTGAGCTTTGACGGTCGCTACAAAGTTGTTCGCCAAATGGCTGAACACATCGTGTTTGATGAACGCCTGCAAGCGGCCAAGCTTTTGATTGATGAGTGCATTCAGGCTTGGGCCAAAGGCAGCAACGCCAATATCAAGGTGTTGGTCAATGATGCGTTTCAGGTCGACCGCGAAGGAAAGATCAGCACAGGCCGTGTGCTGGGCCTGCGCCGACTGGACATCAATGACGACAAGTGGCAGCAGGCAATGCGTGCCATTGCCGACAGTATGAATGTGTCTGGCACCAAACCGTACATCCGCTTTTATGAGCGCAACGAGCGCTCTGACGAGTACGTTGCGATCAGCTTGGATATGGCTGCGCTGTGATGCATGACAGAAATGTGGCAAGCGGTGTGTGCCACGGTTTATCCATAGCCGCAACTGCCGCTGGTACTGCACATCTGCGCATCGCGTCCGGGCGCTTTGCGTATCTCCTTCCCAATCAAAACTTGGGTGATGTGGCTTTATCCGGTTTCCGGTGTCCGCGAACACTGGTTCTTTGAGGTGGCAATCATGGTGACTCAGAAAACGGTTCAGGTGATAGATGCAAATAGCAAGCCTTGTGGGCAGCGCTGCATCGTCGTTGAGTTTGATGCGCATCATCTGCCCACGGACGTTTGGTTCATGGATGCCTGTTGGAAATTTACGGGCAAAGATGGCACCAACCGAGCGACTGGTCGAAATGTGCGGGAAATGGCTGATGCAAAAGATCGACGAATTTG